CAGTTACTGATGGCACACCTGTGAAGTCCACTACGTCGTGGTTGTTAACGTGTACCACTAGGATACGCTCGTCTCTGATGTCTAAGTTGTGTCCCACTTGCAGACAAGCGTCAGACTTACCCATTCCCGGTTTCCCTTTAAAGAAAGGTACAGCTGATGGTGATTTACGTAGGATTGATGTCGCTACGTCTACTACTTGGTTAATTGATGGCATATTAGCCCTCCATGTGTTTAACGGTTTCCCGTTGGTAGCAATAATGGGTGCTACCGTCCCCGTTTGTTAATCTATTACAAAAGTCCACTAGTGGACTATTAATGTCTATTTGCGAAATACATAGTCCCACACCGTTCAGCACAGTAGTCGCGATATCCTCCAAGGTCAATGAGTGCTAATAAGTCTGATGTAGGTAGCATAGTCATGTCGTCAACATCGGGGCGTGCTAGTGCTTGGTGTTTGCTAGTAGTCGTTGAATATCTACTCTCATTACCGAACCACATTTCCACCTCGTCGTCGTATATGTACATCGGGAAGTGTTCCCCGTATGAGTACACCACATACAACTCGTCTAGTGAACGTCTGTTGGTTTTGTATTCAGAGTACACCGTTTCGTTGTTGGTTATGAACGCCCGTTTATGAGTCGTGAAATCTTTCATTTGATTGTTGCTAATCTTATTCATTGATAATCTCCCCGCCTTGGTAAGTTACCCAAGGCATTGCTACACATTCCCCTGCGATTGGTTGGCCTTTTGAGTTGTAGTAGTTATCTCCACAACCTGTTATGAAGTTAATCATTACCCAAAAGAAAATGACTGACATTACTAGAGACATCAGTACTGATGCCATGATTGTTTTTAGTTTCCCCATGATAGTTTCTCCAACATGAATAGGTGAGATTGGTTTCCACAACAGTTATCACTTTTGAGTGGTTGGTCAAAGTAGTGTTGTATTTCGTAGATGTCGTCTTGCTCGGTCGTTGGCGAGTCTAAACTATCTGTATCGGTATAAGCCGTTGTGTGGTTATTGTTTTTCATTTGATTGTTATGTTTCATTTTGTTATTCCAAGTTAGCAAGTCCACTGTGGACTTTTTGTCATTAATTTGCTGTTTGGGGTTGACAACGCCCAAAACAGAGGTTAACATGACAGTACCTGTCATGTTAATGTGCATGTAACGCCTAAAAGGGTAATAAGCCAAAGATTGTAATAAGACATTGTATTAAGACAATAAGACACGCGTAAGTCATTGATATTCCTCGAATAAGACAATAAGACAAAGTTTCTGAGAGAGATTGAGGGAGCATCTTTGGAGTAGAATGTTTGTCTCTTTTTTAGACTTTTTAATCTCACTACTTTTTAAACTTTTATCTCTCTATTATATTATGTCTTATTGTCTTATTGTCTTAATAGGCTTATTTTTCCGCACCACTACAACGTTTTGTAATAAGACAACTAATAAGACGTAGATTATCGTGTCTTATTGGGTCACCTTTTATTAGCCTATGATTCGTGCAACCTTTTTCGTCTGTATAAGCACTTAGTTGGTTATATTCTGGGTCGCCTTTTATTAGCCTATGAGTCGTGGACTTCTTGAAAGTCCACAGTGGACTTCTTGAAAGTCGACCACGTAAAAAACCCCTTTCGGGGCTTTTTACTTTTGGTTTTCTGATTATTTAAAATCAACCTCTTTCGCGATTTCTAAAAGTTTGTCTAGGCTTTCGATATTGAAATCGTTGATTATGGCTTGAAGTTTGTCCTTAGCCGTTTTTTCCGTCGCTGGCTTAATTGCATCAACTATCCAAAGGTATGCCTTGCTATCTAGTTGCCTTTGAGTACATAAGCCTTCAGCAAAAAGTGTTTTATTGCCTTTCATAAGCCTTGCACGTTGAGTTGGTTTTGCCTTGTCATCAAGTGAAAACATTTTACGTTGAGTGGCTTTTTTACCGATATTATTTTGCATAAGTTTAACCTCTTTTGGCTTTATTGAACCGTTGCCTACTTGCTGGGTGAACCATTCAAGCCATGCGACGCTATCAGTACCAGAGCGATATACTTTTGCAATGCTATCCGCCACACCGTCAATTTGGTTAATACTCTCTTTGTTAGTAATATCGGCGTTTCTTAGAGAAGTGATGATTTTTGCAAATTTTGTTGTTTGTGTTTTATTCATGATTTTTTATCCTTTAGTTAAAAAGTCCACGGTGGACTTTTTTGGTGATGGTTATCGTAATTGATACCCTTGTCATATAGGGTTGGACGTTTGAAGTGGGGGGTAGGGAACGCAAGAGGGGCGGGTGACCACCCATGCTTAGGTGTTCCATATAGCAACCCCCTAATTTTTAGACCTCGCTCAAAAAGAGCCACTTCATAGAAACACCCCGCCCCATAAATAGCCCCCCAAAAAAATTCCAGCCTGCTAAAATAACGATATTATTGACAAACACCTGTCTATACAGGTACACTTGGATATTATGAGCAATCAAGTAGATAAACTTACAGACCCGGCGTTCGAACACACCTCCATCTTATCCCGCGGGCAACTGCAGATGATTGAGGACGACCCTACCAAGATGGAAACATTAGCCCGTCTTATGGGTGCAGTTAACTTGGATAACCTCTTCCGCCACATGCAGAACCCTACAATCAACCCTGCTACTCGTTTGGAGTTTCAGAAGATGTTGAACAAGATGGGTAAGTTGGAACCTGACGGCAAAGACGCAGTTGGAGCCAACGGACCACAAGTCGTAATCAACATCACACGCGCCAAGGACAAAGAGGAAGCGATAACCATAGAAGGCAGTACAGTCTAGTGGCTACCGTTCCCCAGACCCCCGCGCACGAGATAAACTTCGAAGTTATCAAGTCGCTTGACGACTTCTTCTACTCAACCAAGTTTATATCACTAGCTGTTGGCCCCGTTGGTTCGACTAAAACGACAGCCGGTGTGATGAAAATATTGCACCACGCCGCTCTGATGGCTCCATGTAATGACGGGGTCAGACGGTCTCGAGCCATCTGGGTACGTAACACCCGAGAGCAGTTGAGGGACACGTCCATACCAGACTTTATGAAGTGGATACCTGATGGCGTGATGGGTAGCTTCCTCAAGACGGAATACAAATTCGTCATAAAGGTTGGTGACATAGAGTGTGAGGTGTTGTTTCGTGGTCTAGATGACGCGAATGACGTGCGAAGACTACTATCTCTTCAGGCATCCTTTTTCATATTCGATGAGTTTAGAGAGATACATCCAGACATCTACAACGCAGCACAGGGTCGTCTAGGACGTTACCCGGACAAAATGATGAACGGGGTGGGTTGTCAGACTGACGACGGGAAACCGAACGCGCACCTGTGGGGGATGACTAACCCACCAGACCAAGATACTTTTTGGGAAGAGCTGCTGTCTAACCCGCCAGAAAACATGCACGTAACTATTCAGCCATCTGGTTTAGCACCAGAGGCGGACTGGACACAGTTCCTACCTGATGACTACTACGATAACCTTGCGCACGGTAAAACTGAAGATTGGAAAGCCGTGTACATACATGCTGAGTTTGGTAAGTCACTGAGTGGGCAGCCAGTGTTTAGGTCGTTTAACCGAAAAGAACACACGTCGAGCGAGACGATAACCCCGATGTACAGTGATGCGCCCCTACTAATTGGTATTGATGCTGGGTTAACACCAGCTGCTGTAATCGGGCAGGTTATATATGACGGTAGGTTGGTAATATACGACTCGATAATCTCAGAAGACATGGGAGCCCTACGGTTCGTAAGGGAAAAACTGAAGCCTCTGCTGGCGAACAAGTTCCCAGGACGTAGTTCCCTGGTTATTATTGACCCCGCCGCGTTCCAAAGAGCTCAGACAGACGAGAGAACAGTAGCCGACATATATCGTGCTGAGGGTTTCTCGATAAAAGCCGCGAAAACGAACTCTGTGGCTGCGCGTTTAGCAGCAGTAGAAAAGTACATGACGCGAATAGTTGATGGTAAGTACGGCCTAATGATAGACCATGATGCAGCGAACTCGTTGGTTCAAGGTTTAGCTGGAAAATATCGTTATAAAATCAACACGAAAGGTATAAAAGATGAGAAACCAGAAAAATCACACCCTTGGTCTGATGTCGCGGATGCGTTCCAGTACCTCTGCTTACACGCTGATGGTGGTGAAGTGTTCGGTACTACAGCTGGGCAAGGGGCTCGACGAGAAGTTAAGAAAGTTTCTGCGTTTGGTTGGACATAAAATGTTGACAACGACGCGTTCTGATGGTAGCATATTAGCATATTCATGTTAATATGAGAAATTTATGTCTTTAGGTCCTGCTTTAATCCCCGTTGCTAGTTCTTCCGATTTGGAAGCTAGAGCTAAACGCGAGTCAGAAGAAAAACAACAGAGTGAACTGCTAGTAGGTTTAGCTGCGCACACGCGTAAACGCTGGACTACGATGCGTGACCACAAGAAGAAAGACATTGAGCCTCGCTTGATTGAAACTGCTCGCGCTCGCAACATGGAGTACTCTCCAACTAAACTTGCAGAGATTCAAGCCCAAGGTGGTTCAGAACTATTTATGGGTATCGTCAGTACGAAGTGTCGTACAGCAACCGCTTGGTTGCGTGACACGCTACTAGGTACTGGTTCCGATAAGCCATGGTCTATCGAAGCTACTCCAGTACCAGAAGTTCCACCAGAATTAATTGACCGCCTTCAAGGTATCATGCAGCAGAATTTGCAGCAGTACTATGAGTTGGGTGGTGAGGCTATCGATGAGATTGGCCTTAAGAAATTAGCAGCAGACATGAAAGACGTAGCCATGCGTGAGATGGAGTTCGAAGCGGACAAACGCGTTGATCGTATGGAAGACAAGATGGAAGACCAGCTGTTAGAAGGTGGTTTCGTCAAGGCGCTATTTGAATTTACTAACGATATCGCTACGTATCCGTATGCGGTATTGAAAGGTCCAGTCCCCCGCAAGCGTAAGAAGTTACAGTGGGATGGCGCAGAGCTTGTTACTAAAGAAATCGTTAGAGACGAGTGGGAAAGAGTAGACCCTTACAAATTCTACTGGGCCCCGTGGGGTGACGACATCCAGAACATGCCTATCATTGAGATTCACCACTTAACTAGAGAAGACGTCGAGGCCATGATAGGCGTCGAGGGATACGACGAGGCGTCAGTACGAGCGTTGCTGTCGGACTTCGGTATTGGTGGATTCGACTGGTTAGACCGCGAGGACTCTGAGTTTGAAGTCTTAGAGGGTAAAGACTTCGACGAGGCTAACTCGGACCTTATTGCAGCAGTTCAACTGTGGGACTCTATCCCAGGTAAACTTTTATTAGAATGGGGTTTAGACGAGAAGGACATCGACGATGCTCAGATGTCTTACCCTTGTGAAGTATGGATGGTTGATAACATAGTTATTAAAGCCGTACTTAACTACGACCCTATCGGTCGTAAACCATATTACGTCTCGTCGTTCGAGAAGGTCCCGGGCCGTATCGACGGTAACGGTGTTTCAGATTTATGTATGGACGCGCAGAACATGTGTAACGCAGCTGCTCGTGCCTTAGCTAACAACATGGGTATTTCTTCTGGTCCTCAAGTAGGAGTTAACGTAAGTCGACTACCTGCAGGCGAGGACATTACGCAGATGTATCCTTGGAAGATTTGGCAGTTCCAGCAGTCAGAATACGGTGATGCTTCACAGCCTATTAACTTTTTCCAACCACAGTCTAATGCTCAAGAGCTTATGTCTGTGTTCGATAGGTTCATGGATATAGCTGACGAGATTACAGGTATTCCGAAATACATGACAGGACAACACGTCCCAGGTGCAGGACGTACGTCGTCCGGCTTGTCGATGTTGATTTCAAACGCTGGTAAGAGTATTAAGCAGGTTATAAGTAACATCGACCACGATGTGCTTAACCCGATGCTTGAGCGTCAGTACCAGAGAAACTTACGCTATTCACAAGACCCGGAGTTAATTGGTGATGTACAAATTGTTGCAAGAGGAGCGACCTCGCTGGTCGTCAAGGAAGCTGAAGCAGTTCGTAAAACTGAGTTCTTACGTCTGGTATTGGAAAGCCCTGTGGCACAGCAGATTGTTGGTTTGCCAGGAACGGCTGAACTATTACGCGACCTTGCTGGAAATCTCAACACCAATATTGACAGGCTTGTGCCATCTCGTGAAGAGGTCCAGAAACAGCAAGAAATAGCCGCTCAGCAACAGCAGGAGCAGATGATGATGCAAATGCAGCAGCAGCAGATGCAACAGGCACAAGGACAGGCAGCTGCTAATTTACAGGAAGATGGTACTGAAATGGGGGGTCGACAAGACAACAATTTCAGCCCTAAACCTAATGGTAAGTGAAATTAAGTACCACAGACCCTTTTTCTTTGGTATTATGTAGTTAAATGATTTACGTTAATAAGCTAGGAACACAAACGCTAAAGGCCCTAAAAGAGCTGAAAGAGCCAGGAAACGAGGCATTATTAACACTCCTGACGGATGAACTCGAAGGAGCTAAGCAGAAGCTGGTGTATGCAAACGAAACGGGAAAACTCCACCGTTTGCAAGGACGAGCAGAAGCTTTTGAAGATTTACTCAAGGCGATAAATGAATCGTCTAAGGTGATTGAGGAGCGATAGGAAACTATCGCATTTGTTAAGCACACCATAACGGGAGCAGCATACCAATAGGACGCTGCGAAACAGAGTTGGTGCTTTAAGGAGAAAGAAAATGGCATTGCCAAAACAAGTGCAAGCACAGCTTGCTGAAGTTGAAGAGTTAGAGAAAGTACTAGCCCAAAATGAAGGATTAGAAAAGACCGACGAGTCGAAGCTAAAAGTAGTTGAGGATACCAAGGACGAAGTAACTAAAGAGCAACCGAAGGAAGCACTTGCACCTGAAGAAGTAAAGCCGGCTGATGACACTAAAGATGTTACAGATGATTTTAAGCAGAAGTACAGTACCCTACGAGGTAAGTACGATGCTGAGGTACCTAGACTGCATCAGCAGGTTAGAGACCTTACAGACCAGTTAGGAAGTATCCGTAAGGATATGGACGAAGCGGCTAAAGTCAAAGATGAAACACCTAAAGAGAAAGTCAGTTATGTAACCGATGCCGATCGAGAAGAGTACGGAGATGATTTGATTGATTTCCAACGTAGAGTTGCCAAAGAAGTGTCCCAGGATTATGAGGGGCGCTTCGAAGCACAGGAGAAAGTAATTGCAGAGTTGCGCGAGCAGGTCTCAAGTACCGGTAACCAAATTGGAGAGGTAGGTTTTACCCAGAAGCTAAATGTTTTAGTTCCAGGGTTTGACCAACTTGACAAGGATGACCGTTGGGTTGCGTGGTTAAATGAACATGACCCTATGTCTAGGGGACCACGACGCGACCAAGCTCAGTCCGCGTTTGACAGAGGCGATGCAGAGTCAGTAGCACATTATGTGAAACTGTTTAATGAAAGCATCGCACCTAAGGAACAAGGCAAGAGCGCTCGCCAAGCAGAACTCGAGAAGCAGGTAACGCCAAACCGTTCAGCGAACACTAGTGATACTAAGAGCGCGGCAGGTTCTAAGATTTACTCATCTAAACAGATGGATAATGCTTGGGCCAAGACCCGAACTCTAAA